GTTGAATGTTGTCTGTTGAAGCTGTCCCTGTAATCAAGGTCGGGGGTAGCAATGGAGAGTCTGTTACAGAGAACATCTTTCTATCCCCCTCTGACCTGCACATATAGGCATTGTAACTCTTGACAGCGTTGCCAGCATCGGCAGCACTTGGTATGCCAATAGTAATGACAATGGTATCACCATCAGTTACAGAGGCTATTACATCCCAGTGAACATTAGTATCGTTCAAGGTAATAGCAACAGCATCACCCGCAGCCATACCCGTAGATGTAGTAACATCAATGGTTTTGGCTGAGGTAGCAGCGTTTGTCTTAACCGTTGTGGTTATGTCCAAGAAACTCAAGTCAAAATCTACACCCACTGTTGACACTAACGTACCCTCCATGTTAAGGGCTTGGGGTTAAATACGGGTGGGAACATGGACTTCATCTCCTCCTCGTACTTCCAGCCGTTATGCCCTTTCCCATTAACGACTTCCAATATGGCTTCCCTCTCCTCACTACCCAGCTTATTATAGTCCTGAGCAGATAGGTAAACAGGAGTCTCCCTGTCGTTAGGGAAGATTTTGTCCTTGACTTTATCCTTTGCTTTTTGAGAAGGCATAATTACTCCTATTACTTGAATGTGGTTCTTTCCCAGCCTGTGAGCCAACTGTAGTCCAGCTTACCCTCAGTTAGTCTGGGTTCTGCCAGTTTATCCCTTTGTTCCTCATACATTGCTTCGTATCTTTGAGCCAGACTATCATACCGACCTGCATCATTGGTACTAACGGTAGATGACATCATCCTGCAAAAGATGGATGCAGCCAGCATGGCCACTACATTTGCCTGTGAATCATCCAGTTCCGTAGTCGTTGTGTCTAGAGCACCGAACTGGGTGAGGTATGTCTTGCCAACCAGCAGGATAGGCTCGCCCAGAGGGATGTCGGCATAGAAATACATTGTGCCAGCAGCCTTGCGGGTCTTGAAGTCCAATACCTCTACATACTCAATGTCGGTGGTATTGGTTATCACCTTGTAGAAGATTTGCTCGGGAAACTCTGTAAACGTAGCAGGAACTTGGTATTCTGTAGCACCTGAGCCTGTTCCCGTTAAGGTGGCTTCATCCTCTACCTGACTGTAGAACCAAGGGAACGCCATACTTAAAGCCTGATTGGCAGCCGCCACCTTCTTGTCCCTATCGTAACGATGTAGCTCATAGGCTACGCCTGAGCCTACCTGTGCAGTAACTGCCGTAATCCACTCCACTGTTCCTGACGTGGAGGTAAAATCCGAGACACGCCTAAGCTGCGATGCTACATATACCCACCAACCATTGAAGTAATTGTCCTTGTAATGAGCAAGCTCCGAGTCTAACAAATCCTTCTTATCTGCGTTACCTGCGGAGGTTGTCGTGCCAGCCCAGTTGTCATTCAGTAGGTCATTCACCTTTGTCATAAAGTTCGCTTTTGTTATAGTTACTTGTGCCATAATTTACTCCTCTTAAAACATCTTAAAAAATGAACCTCGGCAGCCTGGATAAGTTGCTCCACCAGGGTCTCCCCACTCCTCAAACATAAAGTCAACGATTACATCTAAAGACCAAGTAGAGCCATAATCAAAACTATGTCCGCCCGAGCCTCCACTATAAGTAGGGGCAGATTTGTCTTGCACCCAATGAACCATGTTGAGGACATTGCCATCAATTCTCACCACTATGGCATACTTAGTATCAGATTCTAAATCGTATCCATCGCCTAATGTTATTTCCCTCAATTCACCAGGGTAACTATCGGTAAGAGTATTACTATTGGTCGTCCCAGAACAGAGGTCATCACCCGTAGGTTTTCCGTCAACATCGGTGGCTCTTATGCTGACTGTTAAAGTCCCAGGACTACCAGCACGATATAATCTCAACTTAACGCTAGTTATTTTATGTGCTTCACTCGGTGTGAATGTCTGGGCTAACCATTCTTCATCATAGAACCCTTCTTCCCAATCATATCCAGTATCGTAATACTCATACTTAGTGGCCATTATTCATCCAGCTTAGTCTGCTTTACCAGCCAGAGAATTACATGAGCCATCTTTCTGACAAATTCCCTAGCTGAAGCAAGGTCTGTTACATTGTTATCAATATAGGTATCAAGTCGTTCATGGGTCAGTCCATAGAGGGGAGACAGTTTATAGGATTCCTTCTGGGGATTAGCTACAATCGAAATCGCCTCATCGGTATCACTCCTGACAAATTCACCCGAATCATTAACATAGAGCTTGTCAGGTAGTTCGTTGATGGGGTCGCTATTGGTTATTAAAGCCTGTGCCAGCCTGCGGTTGTAGGTTTCGTCCAATTCAAGAATAGAACAACCACTTGGGGTGTCGGGCATATTGATACCCAGAAGTTCAGCCCAGACCTTTCTGATTTTATGCTTACCTAACTCGTATTCCTGATTCTCATAATAGACTTTCATTCTACTCCTTATGTGTCGGCGTACTCTATGGTTCCCACAGCCCCCAGTGCGAAAGCAACGCCACTACACCCTGAACCAAAAATCAGCGTCAGCTTTTGATTTACTATACTTAGAGGAAAGGTATTGGTGTTTTGCTCATTGGCAACATAGGCACACAACCACTGTCTCTTGCCTGCATCGTATGCCTCAAAGGTATGAACCATAACATACCTGGCTGCATCAGTGTTACCTTCGCCGTCAGTCCATGCGCCAAATATCATGGCACCTATTATATGAGTACCCATTTGGGTACTAAGGTCAACATCAAAGTACCCTGCCTGTGTATTTGTCGTGGACTGGACTGTGATAACATCGTCATCCGCCCAGTCATCAGTAGAACTCGTTGTGGTGATTACATTGGTTGCGGTGTTGACAGAAACAATCTTGCGGGAGTTAGACCTAGTGGTGTTGTGAAGCACAATCTGCCCCCAGTAATTTGTCCCGTCATAGGCGGTCATGCCAGCAAACATCCCCTCATTACTATCGCCATCATAGGGAACATTGGTTGCTGTTAAACCACCAGAACCACCAGCATTTATTAAGCCCGAAAATGGGCTAGGCGCAAGGATGGATGTTGCCGCAGGGGAGAAGTTTATTATCTTGCCTGCGATTGGTGTTATAATAATATTTCTTAATCTAGTCGCAGAAGCCCCAAATACCTGTGTTAGTTGCGCCCCGCCGATTACGTCTGTACTTCCTGAGTGTAATAGTGTGTTCGCTCCTGCCCCATGCACTCCTGTAGTGGCAGCGTTATGGTCATAAGCCCACTCGCTTGTAGGCGCTTTGGTTGCTTCATCTTCGGTGGGTGGATTTTCTAATACTAGGGAATCATCTATAGACACCATATCCCACTTGGAGTCTGCTGAATTGTAGATAAATCCAAGATACGTTGTTTTGCTTATCACGGTTGTAGTTGGTAGGGCAAACTCCATAGCTCTGTAAATAGCGTTCCAAGTTAAAGCCCTTGCTGTGCCATTGTCTTTTATTCTGATAATTAGCTTGTTGGCATTTGCTGGCGTTCCCGAAGGTGCAGCAAACTCGGCTGCTGCTGCTAATGCCGTTATCGTATAGAAGTTTCTCAGGCTTCCACCTGTCGGAGCAGGGGTAGCAGAAGAAGCAACAGTTGTTATCTCCTCGACTACATTGGTGGTGGCAAGAATTGTCTTATTGGTTAGTGTCTGCTCATTGGTAGTTCCTACCGCTGCCCCAGTTGCACCATGAGCCTCTGTAAGAGCAGCATGGTCATAAGCCCACTCGCTTGTAGGCGCTTTGGTTGCTTCATCCTCGGTGGGTGGATTTTCTAGGTTGGCTATTAAGAGATAGTCAGTAGCAGTTTCAGCAGCCATTGTGCCTACATCCCCTGTGTTCAAAAGAGTTTCCTCGCCAGCACCATGTACTCCCGTAGTGGCGGTATCGTGTGCTGCTATGTCAATCCCATCTACAGTACCGCTAGTGGTAATCGTCCCACAACTCAAAGTTCCCATGCCACTAACATTATCAGAGTCGTCTACGGTAATACCTGTGTCTTGGACTCCTTTAGCACCACCGTCACCTTTTATGATGGTATTGTCCGTCATAACGGCAGCAGCAGTTACGTCACCACTTCCAGCAGGGGTTTGCCATGAACAAGTGCCGTCACCATCTTCTCTCAAGAACTTAGACGCACCCTCTTCGCCAGTTGATAATATCGCTGTTCCTTCTACTAATACTAGGGAATCGTCAAATGCTGTCCTTGCTACAATCTGGATACTTCCAACTGTTTCGCTATCTACAAGAACCGTGCCGAGTTCTTGCCTTATATTCGGGTAAGTTGGTGGAGTAGCAGTAGGCATTCCCGCCGTAGCTGCGGAGACATATAATATATCCCCTGTTGTAAAGGCGAGAGTATTAACATCTTCAAGTAAGCCAACTTGCATAACTCGCCCATACGCACCATTGGCTATGGATTCCAACGTAACGCCGATTGCTGGCATAGTATCTGAGGAATCAGCTTTAGCAAGGGCTATCGTAGGCACTGTTCCTGTGCTTCCTGAAGCATAAACGGCTCTAGGTGCAGCAATAGTATCTCCACTACCATTATAGGCTATGAATACAGCATCCTTTACAAACTTACGAACCATACCTCCACTGTCTTTATAAGCAAGGATAGAAAATCCATTCTCATCAAGTGCATGCAGGCGTAAGTTATTGGCGGCTGGATTTCCTGGCTCGGCTGCTTCCGTAATATCTATGTATCCCGTTACAGGAACAGAGCCATCAGCCATGACAGCACCAGCAGCAGCTACGTTGGCTGCGTCTGTTTGGTCTGCTCCAGCCTCGATAGCGTCTAACTTGCCTTTATCAGCCTTCGACATTAACCCATGCAGGGCATCGGTAGCATCTAGGTCTTCGGTATCATCAGGCGCAGTAAGGTCATCCAGCTTGGTAGCCGTGATTAACGCATTGATGTCGGAATCCTCTAGACTTAAATCCTGCTTGACTTCAGTATAGCTCCGCCCTTCGATAGTGTCTGCATCGGTGAACTTGGCGTAATCGTTGTCCACTGGTGTCCCAGAGGTATCAACACCTCCACCACCTCCACCTTCAAGCTCTGCCAGTGTTAATTCACCAGTGACGGCATCAGTAAATACCATATTGCCGTCACCGTCTTTTGTTATGTGCGTAGAGGTATCACCTACCTCCAGCTTAGTTACTAACGCTGGCTCGCCATCTATTACCTCTTTAGATTCACCTGAGTCTTTCCATTGTGGGTGATGGTAGAGCTTTGTCATTCAGTCTTACTCCTACATGTGTACAATTTTATGTGGTTTTGCATCAATCGGTAGGGTTATGCCAGCCTTGCCCAGCGCAGCGAGTCTCTTTTCCATCTCTGCCTGATGCTGTCCAAGGGTCTTGAACACCTCTGCTCGCAAGAGTTCGAGGTTCTTGACAGACTCCTCTAGGTCTTTGCGCTTCTCAATCTCAGCCTTCTGGCTTAGAATCTTGGACTCCAAGCTGGCTAATTCCTGAGCAACAGAGTCTATCACCCCTCGTAAGGCTGTGGCATCGGTGATGTCTTTGAGCATTTTATCGTAATTCATTTACCATTTCTCCTTATCCGTGTTTCAGCCACGTTAAATATACTATTTTGGTGTTTGTGCCACTCATCACGAACCCGCCGTTCCTTGTGGTGTTTAACTGTTCCACATAACTTGTAGCAGCCATCATGTAGGCATAGTTCGTATTCTTGTAGACTGGTATAATCTGGTTGAGGTCTACTGCAGCGGATAATGCACCAGTCGGGCAGAATCGTATCCAGTAACACTTTCTGTAAAGTGGTATAGCATGTGTTCCAAGAGTAGTTCTTACCCAATCCGAAGGCACTGTCCATGTGTAAACACCATCCACTGCCAGAGTGCCGCTATCGTCCGTCCCATCTGAATCATCAGATACATCAGTCCATGCCAAGGTTGCCCCTTGCCCCACTGCGGTTGAAGAATATTCAACATCTAGGTCTACGTTATTAGCATTGGCATTATCACCAATATCAATATAAACGCCCCTTACTGGTTCAGCAAATCCCAAATAGAGATAGTCGCCAGTAGCCATAGCATCTAGGGGAACGTGCCCCGTAGAACCCCCGTCTGTTGCTTCCGACCAGTAGCTAGTGTATGTACCAGCCGAAGTGTCGTAGTAAAGTACCTCCAGCAAAGCAGGTGCTAAGGCTCGCCTCCATGCTGTATCGCACTCCATGATAACTCCATCAAACCCCTTCTTGAATGCGAGGTAGTGTAACGTCCCGTCACCGAGGGTAACACTATCACCTTCCTCAGCAACCAAGGGCTTGTCCCATGTGTACGTTGCCATATTTGTTTCCTCCTTATATTTGGTTGGGGGTGTTTAAGGCACACCCCCGAAGCCTTTAGAATCCTCTGCCAATCGTGGGTTTGGGTGGGTCTAGTCCTTTTGCCATAGCCTGTTCATAACGTGCTCTATGTTTATTACCTGAAGGGAAATCCTGAGCACCCTCCTCTTGATTGAGAGTCCCTAAGATTTCATCCCTGCCAGTTTTCGGCATGGTGAACCCGCTGTACGAGAACACCCGCCTCATTGTTCGCCCGCACTTGCAGGTTTGACTATCCCCCGCCCTACTCATAGGACGGGAGATTTCAAGGTTAGCATTACACTTATCACACACAAACTCATAAGTTGGCATTGTCTTTAACTCGGGTAGTCGACCGCACCACCGTTGTAGTTGAGTCCCCAACTGTTCGCTTCCGCAGCAGCCCCATCTGCATAGTATTCGGTTGTATTTACGGAGTCGCCGTGCGTTGTGTGGTTGCCATCCACGTAGCATCCCAGAGTGCCAGCGCCAAGTGTGATTGCAGCGCCAGCCGTATCAGCGTCTAGCTTTATCAAGTTATTAAGTATCATTACACCAGACGACTTGTCAATGTTTATAGCTATCCCCGGGATTCCCATGAAGATGTTATTACGGATTATCAGGTGTTTGTTTGCAGCACTTCCAGAGGCATTAGCGAGGTGAATCCCATTCACGGCAATCAATCCCTTTGCATTGTCCCCTGAACCATAAAATGAACAGTCCTCAATTACCGCTGCCTGAAATTCACCACCACTTTCAGAAAAGATACCATAGTCTGGTGTTCCCTTCGTCAAGATGCCACCGAAGTTGCAGTCGTGAATCCACACACCCGTAGTACCTCCACCACTTCCAGTTACAGCAATACCACCTTTAACAGTAGCTCCACCTGCAAACCCAAACCCTGCGATTTCATTGTGCCATCCCTCATCTTGAGGAAACTCTAGGACATTATCCGTTGCGTTGGTGTGAACCAAGCGAATCAACGAACCTTGTGGACTATTACCAGCCATCGCTATAAGATGGACAGTATGCGCCCCCATTAGAATAGGCGTAGTGAGTGTTATATCACTAGATGCCCTGCGATAGACAAAGATATAGTCATTAAACCAGTCCGAACAGGCATCAATAGCACTTTGGATTGACGCTTTTGGATGATTGGGGTCTAGTCCAGTATTGGCATCAGCCCCATAAGTAGAATCAGCTACATATATGACCTTCCCTATGCCCATCCCCGCAAAACTAGCGATTGGCATACCCACCTTTACCGCCCCCGTAAAATCTACTTTTCTTGTAACTCTTAATTGTTGTGTCATTTTTCTCCTTTCGCATTTATTTTTAGTCGCTTCGGAGTAGTGCTACCCCTACGACTGTTCTGTTTTAGCAGGCATAGAACCACTGGTATAGGGCGCTGTGCCTTTAAACTGGTGCTGTCTGCTAGGGTATCCTCCCTCGCCTTTCATCTTGACCATGGCTAGAGAGGAGGGAAGCCTCCGCATCGTGGTGTCACAACACAGAGGCGTTTCCCCGTGCATTATCAGCACTTCCCGTGTCTGACCACATATATCACAGAGGTAGTCATACAGGGGCATTTTACGCCTTCCTCGTGTAGAACGGGACTCCAAATGTGTCTCGAAGCTCCGCTGAACCGTAGATTATCTTTGTCTGGTAAACGATTTGGTGTTCTAGCTCATCAACTATTCGCTGAGAGTAAGGGTCTTTCTGTATTACACACCCGATAGCATCGGGGTGCATCAGCACACCATAGTGTCCTGTAGAGGCTGCGGTGAGGTTGTTGGTAAGCAGAACTTTAGTGTCATATAGTATACCAAACTGTCCAGTTACGATAGGCGCTCCACGAATATAGTCATTTCGGACAAACTTATCAATCTTGAGTAAGTCTGCCTTCATTGACGGGTCGCCGATTAGAACTCGACCTGCTAGGGGGACATCCGCCTCATCCAATGTTTCCACCAGATAAATAAAGATGTCATCCGTAAAGGTCTGTCCATCAGCACCGTAGGCACTCGTTTCATATCCACCGAGGGTTGAGAAGTAGGCACTCATGGCGAGGTCAAGGCATTTAGCGATAGCATAACCACAAGACTGGGCAGCCTTGCCCAAATAGTCAAGATGGTCTTGTACTGTCTGCATCTCGCTTTCCTCAACACGTACACCTTTCCATTGGTCAACCGTAATGCTGGTGGGAGTTCCTACACAGTTCTCAGCGGTTAGCTCAGTACCAGCGGTAACGTCACCCACACTAGGTTCACTTAGAACGGAAATGCTTACCTTTGAACCCTTCTTTAAGTCAGGGGTGAATTTGTGATTACAGTGGGGGACGATGACCAGATTGCTCCGAGTGTGAGCTATAACTATCTGGCTATACGATTCGCCTACCCAATCTCCCGTAATCATTTCTGCTAAGGTTGGTGAATTAGCCATTGCAGATTATCTCCTTTTATATTTTTACTTGAGTTCACCCGCTATCATAGCTTGATTGATGGCTTCTTGATTTGCAATTATTTCCTCATCAGACATATTCTTAATCTTGTCCAACGTGAACTTTCCGCCACCAGTAGTTGGTGCTCCAGCACCTCCTTGTGTAAGTCCGTGATTTTTCAGTGCTGCTTGCACCGTAGCGGTAATCTCTGCCTTTCTTGCAGCTTCACTTCTGCCAGCTATTGTCGCCTTAAGATACTCAAAAGCCTCTTTGCCAGTTCTGCCGTCAGACATGGCTTCTTTGACTTCTGGACTCTCTAACGTCAAGCCTTGGCTAATCGCATAGCCGAAGAATAGCGGAGCGTCTGGGTCTGTGGCTTCTTGAGATTGGCTACTCTGCCTCATGGTCTTGAGTTTCTCCGAGTAGGAGGGTTTGGGTTTCTCATTAAATTCCCCGACTCCGCCTTGATTTATAGTATCCATCGCTTCAGCCAATAAATCCTGTGTAGAAGTAACCTCTTGCCGTAGGTCTGCCAAGTCTTGCTTGGTTACACCTTGGCTTCTGAGGACTCCTTGCAGCCTTTTTAGCTCCTTTTGACTCTTATCATCCTTTTCTGTTAGAGCCAGTACCGCCTGTTTTAGTTCTTCGATAGTGGGTTCTTTTGGTTCTGCGTCAGTTATTTGCTCCGCATCATTCTCCACAACTGGAGGGCTTTGCGTTGCGCTATCTGTTGCTTTTGCCATATTTCTACCTCCTTGTTCGAGCTTCCTTTCAGGGCTATCGAACACTTGGTAAATCTCCGCCGACTACGGAGATAACAAAACACGAATCGACCATTCGTGATTTCGTCCTTAAAGTATGGGGGTGAAATTCTTGTTTAGTCCAATCATACCACCTCACCCCTTAAACCCCTGAGAATCGGCTTAAAACCGCCAATTAGGGGATTCTGGGGGATATTCCCCCTAAGAATTTAGGCTATTAAAATGAGCCTTTGTACCTGCGGTATTCTTATCACCTTCAGGCATGTCCTTCCAGTTATCGTAACCCCATGCTTGTGCATACAGGTCACGGTATTCTTTATTCACATCTTCTTCATTTGAAAGTGCATACTGCGAGAATATTATCTGTCTCGGGTCGTGATTCCTTATCGCTCTTTCTAATTGAACTGCGTATGGCGTAGGAACTCCTGCCATTTGCCCCGCAAGTTTAGAAATATGCTCTATTGTAGTAACTAACTGGTCAGTATCTACATTCTGCAATGGGTCTTTGCCTTGTTCCAATAACTTATTAATTCCATTAAGAGACCACTCAATTTCATTTAGCGTAGAGAACAAAGGAGTGGCTTCTATTTCGTGAGGTTCACCTGTTATGTGCCCCCACATTCCTTGTAGAATCTGTCCGCCAGCAAGTAAGTAATTGCCTGCTCCGAGTATGGCTACTCTAGCCTGGTGTTCTTCTTTCCACTGGAAGCTATCGGTTACTAACTGGAATAAAGCTGGTAATACCCACCATGCTAATAGCAGGGTTGTTATATTCCTTGCCTTTGAGCCACGCCCATATTTAAGATTCCAGATGCTACTGGCAATAGCACGATAATACTTATTCGGCTGGCTCTGGAACATGGTAAATAGGTTACCCCACGAACCCTGTTTTCGCAGTGCCGCCATGTCCTCTAGTCCAAATGAGGGCTGAGTGCGGTCAGTGGCTATCTCTGCATGAGTGATAGCGTCTGCCTTGGACATTCCCTGCTTCAACATGGACTTGTAAACAGCCCATGCGCCAGCAGAGGTTGTAGCCATATCAACTTTCGTTATCCCCAACATAAAGAGGTCACGCCAGTTTCGGTATTGGGACAATCTCCCCGCTGTATCCTTTGCTTTGACAAGACGAACATCTCTCTCATGCCCGCTTCCCCATCTTTCAGACAGGTGTCCAGATAACTCCTTCATCTCTTGTATACTTTGCATCGGGTGTGCCCAGAAGTCAGCGACTCCAGTAAAGAAGTCCCTTACTGGCATCTGTTCATAGAATAGATATGCAGGTAGAGATAAAGCCTGTTTAACACTAACGACAACCTTTACCCCCAAGGCAGCAAGTGTAAAATGCCCCCTGAATTTATCAATAAACTCCACGATATTAGCACCAATCTTTCCATCACTGGCTATCTGGTCTAGGTGAAGGTCAATATGGGCTACAGCTTCCTTCCCACTATACTGCTCGATGGCAGTTCTGGCTTCCTTATCTCCGAATATCATCCGTGCCTGTTTCATGGGAACGGCAAAAGCCTTGAAGTGTTCCATTTCTATTATGTGGCGGTCATGGACATCAAGGACATCCGTAAACTTCAGTGCTATTTTATTAGCCTTTCTTGCAATCAAGCTCTTGTTCCCGATGCCAGCAACCCTATAACCATTCATAGCCATAAGCAGGTGGGCATAATCACCAGATTCCTTTACCCTTGTCAAGTGTACCCAGTGAGGGTTGTCGGGGAAAGGTATATGATACTTATCCTCAAATACTGTCTTGATTGTCTTGCCATATTCTTGATAAAATTCAGTGAGCCAGTTGGCAAACTCTATGTCCTCTTTCGTCATCGCTCCCCTGACGGCAGTCATTATCTCATCAGTCCACTTCATGCCATCTGGGGCAGGATTACGGAAGGTTTCATCAAGAGTCGGGTCTTGCATCTCAAGATACTTCTGTATGATTTGCCCTTTGGTTAATGATATATCAACTTTCTCATTAGCCGCATTAATAAACGTGCCAAGGTCTATCTTATCGTGTTTCATGCGCCGTAGCGTCTGCCAAAGCTGCCTGCCCTTCTTCACGTTGTATATTCTAGCGAGGGCATTAGTTGTCTGGTTCTCATACTCAATTACACCCTTCTGCTGTATACTGCGAGCCATGTGTAATCCGAAACCTATTTGACTAAAGACACTCTGGTAAGGTTTGGTCTTACTAAACCTGCTAATCCAGTCAAGTACATCATCAAGTCCGTACTGCCAGAAGGTAACAAACTCCTTGGGCTTTGTTATCCTGGGGCGTAAATCCTTTGTGTCAACAGTTCCCCTGCCTGCCTTTATCCCCTTACCCCCTGTTGCTTGGTCAAGGGCTATCTCTCGTGGGATAAAGTTTGCCGCCTCTGCCTCTTTCCGTGCAGCAAAGAGGCTTCGTCCTGTTGCCTTCAGGGTCTTAATCTCCTGCAAGGTAAAGGCTAACTCCCCAGAGGTCATTCCCTTCAATCCTGATACCTGTAGAATCTCAAGAGCTTTCTGTCCATCCTCTATGGTTATTTTGTTTTCATCTATGGCTCTTATAGTTTCCCCAATCCTCTCATAGACTTTTGCCCTGTCCTCTTTGGCGTTATTTTTAATCGCATCGAGCTTGCCCTGTATCTCGGCAGTGAACCTACCGTATCCCTGCTTGGGGGAGATTCTCTTTAGCTGGTTAGTTATCTGTGTACGCAGGGTTTTTTGGGCTGCTTGTTCAGCATATCCATCAGCCCTGAGTATAGCCTTGGTTAATCCCGATGGAGTCTTAACATTCTGAACAGAGGTAAGCATTTTACCCCTGGCTTCTAATGGTACATGTTTCTTGACATAGGTTACCAATGCTTTCTTAGTAGCATCATATTGTGTCCTGCGGGCTATCCAGTTAGAGTGTATCTTTCTGATAGCCCTTACAGGCTCTAAGCCAGTAACTTCAACTGTGCCTTCAAAGGCTTCCCCTGTTATTGTCCCACCTTCAGCCAGGGCGGTGGTTTGAAATTCGGGATAATCTACTAGAACTTCGGCTGGTACGGGTTTGCCTTCGGAGAGGGCACCTTCTACAGCTACTCTATGCTTCGACTGACCAACTGAAACTTCGGCTTTCAGGTAAGGGCTATCTACTTTTATTTTCTCGCCTTCAGGTAGATTGCGAATATTATTTGCCAGTTTATTTAATCTAATAGCGTCATTGGGGTCAGGAGTATCTTTGGCTATTTCCTCAAGATATAGTGCTGTGGCTTCTTTCCTTGTCATCTGCCAGGGTTCTTTGGCAACAGCTTCAGCTTTGGGGATGGTTTCGGAACTAGGTTTTGCAGGATTTGTATTTTGGGGGACTAATCCCTCAAACTCTGGTAATATCTTGCCCGTTTCAACATAAGCCATATATTCTTTCAAAACAGCAACAATACTGGTGAATTTATGGAGATGATCTTGTTCATCCTTTAGTTTGCGGACTAAATCATAATCCCCCTTTTCACGGGCAGCCTCAATTTCCGCCTCCAATTCTTGATACCGTGCTATTAGTTGATTACGCTTTGCTATGGTAGCATCGCCATATTCTTGCTGTGATATTAAGCCTCTTGCCTTAGCTATTTTATCAACATTATGTGCAGTTACTTCTTCTGTCTCCCCAATAAAAGTCTCAGCTTCAGCTTTGGGGATTGCAGTAACTTCCCCTGCGGTTGCAGTAGGTTTTACTGCTTCTACCTGGGCGGTGGTAGGAGCATACTGATATTCAGACACATCCTTCCTGACAATATTTGTCCCTTCTTCTTGAGTGTAACCTGCCCTCTTGTAGAGTCCCAAATTTTCTTCCCTGACAGCTATTCTTAAATACTGCTTCCCCTGTTCCTTAGCCATGTTGCCAAGAAGATTATCTAATTGAACCATTATGGAACGAGTTAATGTACCCTCCTCTTTTATGGAAATTCTATTAACAAAGAGGGAATCTTCCTGCGGGAATGTAGCCACTGCACCAACTGACTCATCCCCGACCTTGATAGAGTAAACACCTTCTTCTCGGGTAGATGGAATTAGTGTTACCACTTTCGCTTCCATCTGTTCCTTGACAGCAGGGTTTTTCTCAAGGTATTCATCTCTAGCTATCTCAATAGCCTGTTCGAGTGCCGCCCTCCCTTCGGGAGTCTTGGCGACATCGTTAGCGGCTTTAACCTGAGCCTGCTCTAAAGTCAGCCCCTTCTTTGTCCAGTGTTTTACCCTCTCATCGTATATCTTCCTAATAGTTTCCTCTAGGTTACTATGGAATGTATTGTGCGAGGCATAACCACCGACACCAGCAAACGGTAATGAGGCAATGGTAGCCTGTAACCAAGCATCAGCTATCCCTTCAAGGATGCCCTGTGTCTTGTCAAAGTCCTTTACAATTAAGTTATGAGCTATCTGTGTTATAACTTCTTCTGCTGCCTCAGCCTGAGTCAGCATTACGCCAGTCAATAGCTTCCTGGCAAACGTATTAGCCGTAACCTTCTTGAGTCCAGTAAGAAATGGTTGAACTGCACCACGAAGGGGCTTGAATACAAGACCAAGAAACGGTAGGTCTGAAACTGTCTCGACTCCGCCTGCGATTAAACCATAAATTTCTGCGGGTTTCCTTGCCTGTTCAATCGGTACACCTCTTGCCACTAATTCATTCAACATGTCACCCGTTTCAGGTATGGCTGCAACCATTAACCCCGCAGGGATTCCCACGGCAGGAGACCCTATAGCACTCCCTACCACCATAGTTCCCATGACAGCAATGGTATAAGCCATGCTGTTCATTATAGTATAGCCCCACCAACCAGCATCTTTGAATAATTCGGGATGTTCCCAAGCACTCTGCGTCCATTCAGGACGAGGAGCTAATTCTGGGTGCTCATTCCAGAATTCCTGATGCCCTTCTCTCCTTCTGATATAGGCATCTATAGTATTCTGTAATGCACCTTGGTATTCACCCAAGGCAGTCCCGTATGCCCATTCAGGAGCTATTGCAGTTGTACGTGTGCCTACTGGATACGGCAGATTAGGGTCAGGCATAGACGGTGGATGTGTCATAAGTCCTATTTCTGCATTTTGTATAAATCCCATGCCGCCTGCTAGAAATGCGTCAAAAACATCCTTAACCTTGGACTCGGGAATATACTCTGGCATAGTCATGCCAGCCGTTACATTTTGCGCTGTCCCTATTGGCTCAGTCTGTGGCTCTGGAGTAGCGCCAAACCTTTGTGCGTATTCCTGAATACTGGAAGGGTCATATTCATAATCGGTTAAATTCGATATCGGCTGGATTTCATGACTGGGTTCTCGCCATAAAGTAGCCCATCCTTCAGGTTGAGGGCGGTCATATACAGGTTCTCTTTGTCCCTGAGTTTGCATGTATCCACCCTCGGTGAGTTTATCAACAGAATATTGGTATGTAAAACTACTCGGGTCAGACAAGGAATACCTACCCTCTGGATACAGAGCCTTCACCTTAGCCTGATACTTTTGTTGTATCAAGTCCTGTTGGGCTTCATATGTCATCTTGTTCCAGTTGGGTGTCGTGAGTTTTACGTCATGCTCGGCAGCTTTCAGGAGTTCTTTTTCCCTGGCCTGGTAACTACCTGTAAGTGCTTGCTGAATAACATCACTCGCAAATCCACCAGACATCTCCCTGTTAATGGTATCTTGGGTTATCGGAATCTGGTCAGTGAAACCCAACTCCAAGAGGTGTTCATTAGCCCTTCTTAATCTATCCTCGGCGTTAGCACACCTTTTAGCATTAGCCCGAGCTTTGAAGATTTGCTGTGCTTTTGCCTTCGCTTCTGCCTCGTTTTGGGCGTTCCGAGTCATTAGCTCTTTATACTTATTCGTATATGAGCCAATAGCCTTATTCATCTGTGCATTCACAGCATCGGCAAAGCTATTAACTATATCAGTGGTTTTCCACCATTCCATACTATTTCTTCCTTTTTTGATGAGAAGGTCGCCAGCCAGTTTTCCTTAAAGCTCCATAGACATATTTATCTTGCCGCTCTTTATCTTTTGGAAACTTTTTCCTTGCTTGTGCTTTTAGTTTTTTTTCAAGCTCTTTAGGCATAACACTCCTATTGGGAGGCAACTCTCCGTTGCACTCCAAGTCTCTGAGATGATGGGAACATACTTTGTGATTTACGCTGGAACTCTGTCCACCAGTCGCCTTGACCCTGAGACATGCGTTGAAGTGCCTCCATCCCTGACCGTTCCCAACCTGATGGCGTACCAGCCTTTTGCCATGCAAGGAAAGAGGACAGATATTTTTGCTGGTCAACATCTAGTTCCGTTTGTGCCCCTGGCGGAGCAAGTTTAAGCTCCCTTGCTTCTTCAGCAGAAATTGTAGGCTGCTTTTGTTCCTTCCTGAATCCCCCACGTCCCATATCTTCTTCCGCTGCTTGTACTGGGGGAAGCCCCAAAAGTGGTCTCATCCAATCGGGAAGCGGAAATTCTTGTTCCCTCGCTATTTCCCAACCTCCCATTCTCTTTTGCCTTACTAGCGAGGCAATCCTATTATCTATCATGGTTCTGTAAATATCCATGCCAAGCCCGATAAAGCTATTACGTAATTCTCTAAGGGCTGCTATTTCCATAGCTTCAGGTGACATAACCTGAGCCTGCGGAAGCCCACCACCACTGAAGACTTCGGGGTATAACGCTGCATATTCCTTTTGTCCTAGAGAGGATAACTGAAAGCTAGTAAGCGTCTTTACATCAGCACGGGGTAATTCGCCAGACCTTACTGCATCAGCTATTGCTTGGTGGTCGGGATTATAAAAAGTTCCCATTCCCCCATACCTTTCTAATACCGTTCCTGCGGTTTGTATAGTTTCTTCTTCAGCCATTTAATAACTCCTGCATTTCTGCCTCTTCTGCCCTTGCTTTCTGTTCCCTGCTTTCTGCTGGCGTAGCCTTTCTCTTGCCATAAGGCATCGCCCCTATCTCCCCAAATCTTTTATCAACATTAACCAGCATCTTGTGTGCCCTTAACATGGCTTCTGTCAGTACGTTTGCCATTATCCCCCCATTTGTACCCTTGGGCTTGGATTAGTGCCTACTCCAGCACTTCTGTTCATTTTCTGTACGGCATCAGTAGCTACACCCATGCCTTCACCTACTTGACTCGGAGGAGTAGCACCTACCCCAAGATAGGGTTGCTTGCCTAATGCTGCTGTCTGGGCATCTATTGCCTTGACAGCCTGAGCAGCCTTCTCCATGCCAAACATCTCCAGGGCATCTCGCCCCAAAGCTCCACCAACTAGCGGGTCTTCCATTACCTTCTCGGCAAGCTGTTGGGCTGTTTCATCCTGTATTTCTTGCTGTGACATATCGAAGTATTCTCTCAGCATTTTATCCTTGCTAATTGCACCACCCTGCCAGAAAGCCTTTCCGAGAGCCTTGCGTGTATCGGTAGCCTCTGGAGGCTCGGCAAGCAGCTTAACTTCACAGTCATAATAACCCTTAATGTCGCTAACTTTGAGAATTTGGTACACCTTAGCAGCATCAGAGGAAAGATTCTTAATCATCACGTCATGCTGGTATGTCTGCTCCATAATCCTCAAGCCCATACCAAGTACAGTAGCCAATGCCTCCTGTAAACTCATAAAGGCATCCTTATACTGCGATAAGGCAGAAGCCATCAGGCTTTCCTGATGTGCACTGCCATATACTCCTATGGGTCTCACCCCACTAAGAGCAGCGGGCGGAGCAGCCAGTTGTTCCATTATCCCAAATTCTGCGAATAATCCTTCTGGCGGCTTCTCGCCATCAAGAATCCTAATCTCCATCTGGTCTGGTATCTCAATCAGGACTTCCTCTGGGTCGGTAGGAATACCATGAGGATAATGTTGCTTGATAACTTCTGGATTGCCCTTAAACACATGCCTCGGGAAGGCATGACGGGCATTGATAGCGTCAATAAACGAGAGCATCCTTGACTCCATAATGAACATATCCTGCTTCCCATGTATTAAGGGTCTGTATTCATACTCTGGTTTGCCATCATATCCAGTCTGTCCAGCCATAGCACTGAAATGCACATAAGGGACAAAACCGAAAATATTACGTTGCACCTGTCCCTTTAACACGGGAACATCATCAAGGATAAAGCATCGCCAGTCGCAAGAGTAATAACTTATCCACGTAACCTTTTCATCTGGTCTCCTGTTCTTAGAGTCGAACACCCATCCGTTCTTCTGGCACATAGCTTCAGCCTCAGAGACAGTAACCTCAAAGCACTCTATTACTTCTAGTGGCATAAGCCCCTCGTGGGCAGTAGAACAGAAAACATTGATAGCGTCTGGAATAGTCATATAAAGAGGGAAGTGGTATAACCGCTTCTCCCTGTATTCCATTAGTTCCTTAACATCTAGGGAGTCAATAGGCTTGCCGTTATAATCCCCAAAGTAAATGTCGTCCATATTGAGTTTGATTATGCCCTCTCCACGGAGCAGGACTTTCTTTGCAACATCTTTGATTTGCCTGCGGCTTAATTTCAGGAAGAAGTTTCCCCAGTTTTCTATTGCCGCAGCTTGCCTGCGGGCTTCATCAGAATTTCTACGGGCATACACTATCATCTTGGGATTATCAAGTGTGTAGTGCCTTACGCCAGCGTCAATCCAATCCCTGGCCGTTGAAGGCTTGCGTGTCGGATACCGCTTAGGCACTTGGGCACTAAACGTCAGTTCATAGAACTCATCTATGTCTTTTTGATTCTGGTGATGTCTCTGGTAATAGGTCTCCCAAGCTGAGAGTTTCTTCTTTATTTCATCTACTGTTGGAGCTTGTGGTTGTTTCATAACTTATCTCCCTCTAAAGGTTTGTCGTGCAGGCTCTCCTGTGAATCTTAGGTGGGGTAATCTGTCTCCCTTTACTGTATATAAAAACTTGTTTGCCAAAAGGTATATACACGCCTTGCATCCGTGGTCATTCTTGCGGAGAGCCACACCTGTATTCTTATCTCTCATCCATATACCCCCACCTTCTGATAGTGGTGAGCGTCCTCCACCCATCTCTGAGATAATCCCTCTGCATTTAGGGTCAAACACAAATCCTGCCTGTAAGGTAACAGGATGCTGTTTTAGCTGAGTGCGAAACAAGTCTATCCCGTCTTCTACATTCACCTTCTTGTAGACTAGGGCTACTTTACCCTTACTTCCCCAAACCTCTACAGGGGAAGTCATGCCTTGGTGTTGTGTGCCAGCTATGTCAATAGCACCACCTATAACATTATCCCACCACGGCTTCTTCTGGCATATAGTGATAACATCCTCTGTAACATAGCCCGTTAGGTAAACCTCATCTATACCCCGAAACTGTCCATTTACCTCTTGTACGGCTTCGACAGCATAAGCTCCCTTGAAACCTACGTCTATACCAATCTCTACAGGTAAGTCCTTATTGAAGGGGCATTCCTTGACATGAATAACATTGGCAAACTCGGTGATTACCCTGCCAGTCTTAGGAGCAGGTACTCCAGCAAATCTCTCCATGAACCTCTCATAGGTCATGCCAGCTTTCAGTTTTAATATCTCGGGGTCATTCTCACCCTCTGGGAATACGTATTTATTAGACCACGAGGGAATAGAGAACGATTTAAGCTCAAGATTATTATGAGACTGCCCAACTTGATACAATTCAGAATACCAACTCGTGTATTCCTCCTCCTCTAACGTTCCCGTAAAGCTCAGGAAGCCTCGCTTCTCTGCAACCCTTGAGCGAGAACGCAAGAAAATCTCGTAATCCAACTGGGCAGCCTCACATCCACCTATGCCATCAGGAGCAACGGTAGCAATCTTCTCAGGATACTTTGCCGACTTTGTAACGAATTGTGTGCCATCAGTAAGAACCATCAGGGCTGGGTCTATTGATTTAGTCAGTTGCTTAATCTGCCCCAACCTTGCAAAAGCCTCTACCAGATGCTCCCAGTCTCCACGACACCCTTCGTAATCAGCACCAATTAGCCAATAGAGTCCATTCTCTATCTTTGGTATGCACTTATCAACATACCAGTGTTTTAGTATCTCCATAGCATTGACTCGGCTCTTTCCAGCACGCTCTCCTCCAGTTACAAGTTTGTGTCTGGTCGGGTCACGATGCACTTCCCACTGAGCATTTGTGGGTTCATAACCTATAGCCCTGAAGATATACTGCGTTGCTTCCTCTAATCCCATTACGGTATTATGTCCGTTAGTTTAACGACAATCTCCTCATTTGCAAAAGTAAGTTCCTCTGCATCAATATACCGTGCACTTGCTATATAGTCATATCTTGCTAATAGTAAGTGTATAGCCTCATGCTTTGCAGTTTTCCTTAGACTTGTGCTGCTCGGAAGGGAACTATTCAAAAAGACCTCAGCATTGCAGTCAGAAGCTACATAATGAATCTGAGCCAGCGAATTCGGCAACTCCTTAATTGTAAAACTGACATCCCATCCAGTCAGCCCAAGCAATTTTTGATACTTTATGAACTCACGCCTGAATCCTTCAAGATGAGCACTTGTGGTCTTTACCCTTTTCCCATCGGTCATCCCATCACCGTATGGGTATTGTCATCAGTTATAGTCCAACTCGAACCCCAGTAGGTATTAGGGTACTCCTCTGTCCACGGATACGGGTAAGGATATGGTCTTGGTTGAGGACACGGATAGGGTCGCCCGCAACAAGGGCAACGTGGCGGATTGCAATACGGGCAAGGCGGAGGACAGAAATGTGTTCCGTTCTCTCCTACATAGTAAGTATCAGTAGTATTATCCTCACTCATTAAGACACCTTCGTAACCCAACAACTATAACCTGCTCGCAAACCCAATGATTCGGCAGCTTCATCTTCATCATGCACATCTTCTACTATTGCTGTAGTCCACACGCCAGCATAACAGGGTCTACCCTGAAACATACCGACTTCCACTTTCTCAAAATAGCGTATCTTGTAATCGAAAGTCTGGTTGCTACAACACGTATCCCGACAACAGCAATCAACGGGATACTGGCAACAATCCTCATTAGGAGAAGCTGCTACCACTGATGGTATTAGCATCCCTATCACACACCCCAAAGCTATTAGTCCTTTTATTGTCTTTTTCATACTCATTTCCTCCTTATTAAAGTTTTGTTTACCACCCTTCTTTCTTATTAAAGTAAAGGTTGTTTTTGTTTAATATAGGTGCTGGTTCAGAACCTTACCCGCTACCACTACACTACTCAGCATTTGGTGGCGGGTGTCGGAGTCGAACCGACTATTGACAGTTTATGAGGCTGTTGTGATATTTCCGTTTCACTCCCCCGCTACGTTAGTAGCCTAACAATTGCATTACTAATCAGGTGGAGGCTTTCACAAAATATGAAGCACATTAACACCTCCATCCAGTCAATCTTAATCCCCTTCAACAGCCCACCCCCTTTTTCGTGCGCACGGCAGGCAACACGGCGCAGTATCTCGGATTCTATCCCCCTGCACCCGTATCATCTTTGTCCGCCAAACGTACCGCTGGTTTGCCTTAATTACTTCTCCACACTCACAGCAATTCTGCGCTCTCTCATTCAGGTAAACCTTTAATGGGGTATTCATTGTCCTTTACCAACCCCTTCTCCTTCTCATTCGTCCCCGTCCCGTTCTTCGTGGCACAGGACACCCACCACTGCCACGGTTGGCTCTCGTACCTCCTCCACTTCCATCTTGCTTTGGTACTCCCCTCATATCGCCATCCTCGGCACAGGTGGGCGCATTGCCCTCATCGCAGCCTGATAAGCCCTGTCTAGCAAACTCATAATCTTTTTCATCTTCACCTCCTTACTTCACACATGAAGTATTCCAAAACTTCGTTTTGGTCAGCGTGAGGTCACCCCATGGGGTTTCTAGCCCCAGGACTTCCACCTAGGGACGGCAGGGGTAGGCGTGTAGTGAGCAACGCCTCGTTTTATGTCTCGCCCGTCCGTCTTACCATACTCATCTGGACGGTCTTGCCCGCACCGTATCGCTACACCGAGCAAGTTCCCCTCTGCCTGATTAGCGTCTATCTTCCACCACTAGAAACTTATTTCACATGCGACTTACTCCATTTCTCATTTTGGTCGGAGTAAGGTATCTCTAGTGAATTCCAAAGTTGAACTTTGGATTGGTCAATGGTAGCTCTCTATACAGGGAATAACACTTATAACAAAACAGTGAACATATACTCAACATACTGAGCAATAACAACACCATCTTTACTGTTACAACTTCTTCTTTGTGTCATAATACTTACATATAAAGCAATTATCATGTCACACTGTGTCACGGTTTTACGAGTAAAGTGTCATATCTTGTCACACTGAGTCACGGGGAGTCACGCCTTCTGTCACGCCCTGTCACGCTCACATATAAAGAGGGTAGATGGTAAGAGATGGTGCGAGATGGTAAGAGATAATGAGAGCTTAGCTCTCCTTAACTTCTCTCAGTCCTTCTGGTTGGCTCTCAGCCCCTATCTGTATCACCTCTGGGAGTAACCTGTTATCGTCTGTCTTTATAGCTAGCATCTCTTTACCAGTATCTCTTAGTTGTATTAATATCTTATTCTCTACTACTGGTTCAACTTGACGTTTACCGAACAGGTCTGGATACTTGCGCTCTAAGAACCACGCTGATGCTGTCCACTCACCCTCCCTGGCCGCTGTCCTGATGTTCTTTACGTTTGCCGTGATTGCTTTAGCTTCAGCTTCTTTTATTGAGTACACGAAGTCTTGGAACTTGCTATTCTTACCAGTGTCTATATCCAACTCACCCTGTTTAAGCCATTGATAGAATATAGCCTTACTTATACCAACGGCATTACAGGCATGAATGGCATAATTACCATCTTCTATATACTTACATATTTTCGATTGTAATTCGGGGGTTAATTTACATTTACGACCTAGTTTAGCCATTTATATACTCTTAATTACTGTTTTAAAGAAGAAAATTATTTGACATGAATTTAGCTATGAATTAGCTTTAATTAGGGGCTTGACAAGTTTTAGGGATTAGTTTATAGTAGAGACAGTACCTT